TCGGCCCGCGCCCAAACAGCCGGAGCCAGCTCACCGGCGGTGAAGTTGCTGTGTAGCGTCCGGAAAGCCACGACTACCTCCGCGCGTCGCTGTAATCGTCCGGAGGCTCTTGCAGATAGCTCTTCATGTCTTGCGCCGCGTCGGCCGCCACGGCCGCAGCCAGCGCGGTGTCGCGGAACGTCGCCATTTCACGCGCGAGCGCCGGCGCGCGCACAAGAACGCGGGCGAGAAACTCGGCTAGATGATAGCTGAGCGCTTGAACGAACAACGCCGGATACTGAGTAACATCCTCTACATCGATAAGGACTTCGGCAGCGACGGCCGGCTCGAACGTGTAGATCTTACCTTCCCGGACTTCGAAATCGGGCTCGGGGCGGCCGCGCCGGCGCACGAAACGGTCGGCAGGGAACAAACGGACGACACGCAAAGCGTTGACCGGGTAAGCATAGGCGTAGGAGTAGGCAGTCGGGAAGTCGTTTTCGATCTGCGCCAAGTCGATACGCCGCAGCGCGAACGTCCACAGACTGGCCTGTAGCATCGTCTGCCGCGCCACCGGCCAGTACAGCGCGCACGCGACGGCCTCGGCGCTGTTCTCGTCCAGCGCCGAGATGAACTGCTTACCTATATGCCCGAGCGCAAGATTGCAGAGAGCGACCGGACTGTCGACGGATGCAGCCACACGTCATCACCCTACCCAGCTATCAGAGAGTGCGATAGCGGCTGAAATCGTGGCCATGCACGACACCCGCGGTTACCCTGCCGGCGGTCGTAGCAGCACCAACGATCCTGTAGCGCAAACGCACATAGCGCCGGGTCAAGCCGATCGGCAGCTGCAACTCCTGGAAGACGAAGCCCGCCTTCAACGACGCCACGGGCACGGCGGGCGTAGACGCGATGACGACGCCGCCGCTGAAATTCTCGGCGTTCGAAGTTTCGACGTCCACGGCCAAAGACGAACCTGCGCCCGCCACGTCTTCCACGACCTGAATTCGCAACAGAACATTCGACAAACCGATGTCGCGGTTGAACGTAGGTGCACCGAGGTCGATGACATTCGTCGAATTGATCGTCGAACCAGCACTACCGACCACCGACTGCCGATCGCTGAACAGGTTCTCTTGGTCGAAGATCATTGGATCACCTCCCTTCTGAGTTTATCAGGTCACGCGAGGCTCGTTCTCGACGAGTGCGTCGACCCTGCGGATCGGCGACCCGAGGAACGTCAGGATCGGCCGGCCGCCGATGTCGGCAAAAGTAAGTGTGTAAGCGACTTTGTTCATCGCCTGCTTGTGCAGGAAGCTCATGATACGCTTGTTGCAATAGATAACGGTTCGGCCGCTCGGCTGGTTCGGGTTCTGCAACGCGTAGTAGGCATCGATCATCAAGTCGAGCAACTTCGCCCCCGAAGAAGCATCGGCAGTCAGCGTGTTCACGTCGATGTTGGCGATACGCGAAACCCCCCGCCAATCTCGCACCGACAAACCGAGATGCCAAACGAATTTCTCGCGATACACGTCGTAAAGCCCGCCGTCCGCATCGGTACGGGTCTGCTTGCCCTTGTCCTCACGCTGGATACCGGCGCGCGTGCCCTCCGGATAAAGCAGATGGGCCGCATTCTCGCCCCAGGTTACGAACCACATCGAGGTATTGGTGTTGCCTGTGCCACCACCATCGATGATCTGCGACCCGTTGGGTGCGGACATGGAACTGAAACGCGGGGCCAGGCCCGTGAACTTCTCGGGCTCGGTAGCCACGTCACCGTAGATGATAGTGCGAGCCGCTTCCTGCGCCAAAGCTTCGAGGTGCGCATTGGCCTCGTTGAGCCTGAACTTCGCAGGGTTCTTCTGCAACTCGACCAATCGCGCATCGACCTCCGACCAAGTCTCCATGAAGCCGGTCGCCTCGGAGACCTGCGCGGTCGTACCCTTGGTCGGCCGCACACCCTGATAGAGCCGCCGCCAAACAGGGGTAGGCAACCCGGTCCGCACCGTAGTCAAATGCGTAGCGCCCTGGTTACACTCCATCGCCGGCGCGTCTTCGAGAATGGTGTTGTACTGCGCCAACATCTCGATGACATCGGCGATCTCGCGATTGGCATCTTGCTGGCGAAACGCATCTGCCAGCGTCAAATACGTGTTACCGATCGTCGGCACCGTTCAGCCTCCCCCTTATTGGTTACGCCCGCGTCAACGGGGTCGTTTTACCGTAGAGACGACGCTCGATAGGTTCCGGAGCCGCAGCGCTCATCGCAGCCGGCGTCCCGTCCTCACGCAGCATCTTCCCCACGCGCCAGAACAACTTGAGTACGGCCGGATGATTGTTCAAGCCTGTTAATTTGAGCACCTCATGAAGCTCTGGCGTACCCAACTTGTCGAGCGCACGGTTAGCTACGGTAACGGCCGCCTCGAAACCTTCCGAGTACTCAGGGTCGCTTCGCGCTTGCTCGGCCCATCGCGCGATGACCTGTGCATGCTGCTTGGCCTGTTCATCGAGGCTGGCCTTGACACGGGCTTCGAACGCAGCGGCGAGCGCCTGCGCCTGACGTCGCGTGATGCCCAGCTCGCGCATCACGGGCTGCATCGTTTCCAACAGGCCCGCATCGACATCGACCCCCTCGGAGAACTTCAACTCGTAATCGGGCTTCTCCGGCACCGTGTCGAGCGGATCCGGCGCGGGCGCCGTCTCGGCTTTCGGCTCAACTGCCTTCTCATCCGCCGGCGCAGGCTCCGCCGACGCACGCTCGACCAACTCGGCTCCGAGCACCGGGGCTGCGGGTTCAGCCGAAGCCACGGCCTCGGGCTTGGTTTCGGGTTGCGGCGCGCTGGCCACTGCTTGCTCGCTCATACTACCTCCCTCTTACTAGTGGACGCCTGGCCGAGCAGATGACGGTGCAGATGTGTTACCGGTCGCTTCGGCCATCAACTCGGCCAGCTCGAAGTCTTCTTGCATCGCTCGGAGCAAAAGACGCCAGTCCACCTCGGCCGCCAAATTGAACAGCGACACGCCGAGCAACCGACGCCCCTCAGCCATCGGGTCAGCAACACCGCTGGCAGTGAACATGCCCGATGCTTTCATGATCCCTAACAGCAATCGCCGGCCTTCGACCGTGTTGAGCACGGCCCGCATGTCGGCATCGAGCATCTCTTCGACATCGATAGTCGTCATGGCAGCGCTCCCACGCGGCGTAGTAACTCCGTGACGTTGTCGCGCCCCAGCCCGCCGCTTTCGGCTAGAACGCGCGCTCCTTCGGCGACCGCGGTGACGGCCGGCGCGGCTTTCGCCGCTTGCTCGATTTGCATCTGACGCTGCATCGCCGCCGCTCGCGCCTGTCGAATAGCCGCCACCTCGTCTTCGTCGCGCAACACCGTCGCTGGCGCGCCGATCAAGTCGGCGTACTCGCGCGCAGCGGCGTCAACGTCGAGCGCGTCGACCACTTCCGGCACTACAGCTGCAATCGAACCGACGAACGCCGAAAAGCGTTCCAGAGACCCGGTCGAAATGACCTTTTGTGCCTGGGCCAACAGCGAGATGTAGTCTATCAGAAGCGGCTGATCCCGCAAAGCAGAAGGCGGAGGCGGTATACGCCCCTGCTCCAACAGCAAAGTGAGCGCGCCGAAGATCAACGGACGCAACTTCTCTTTGTGCTGAAGTTCCAGCACCGGGCCGAGCCCGATCAACTTCTCTTCGTGCCGCTCTTCGATCTCGCGCGCCGTGATCTGTCGCCGATCCGAGAGCGAAATCATCAAGAACAAATCGGCAAACAAGGCAGCGTTGATGCGCTGCTCGACTTCCTTGATGTCGAGCCGCAAATCGGCAATCGGTGGATTGATTTCATAAATCGGAGTAAGACCGCGATCGATATCGACGAAATTGATCGCACCCGGCAAAGTCGAAAACCGCGTGTTGCGCAACGCAGTCGGCGCATTGAGCGGCGGCCGCAGCATGCGCTTGACGGCCTCGGCCCTGTCGCGCTCCATGACCTGCAGCATTTTGACGTCGGGTAGACAATCCATCGCCGGCGACCGCCCGTAAATCTCGTTACCCGAGACATACCAACGACTGGCGATGATCGGGTTCCGGCGATAGCCACCGATCCGCAAAAACTTGTCGCTGGGCCCGCCCGCTTCCCACCACAACGACGCGACCGGCATACGGTCGGGCGTCGAGCCGAGCACCACGTCCCCACGATACCTCGGCGCAATGAGCCGAGACACGACCACAGGCTCGTAACGCGCGCCCTTCGTCCACAGATTGCGGATGGTAGTAGAGACGACATCCCAGTTCGGAGAAGCCGACGGATCGCCATTATAAACGAACTGGCCGACAACTTGTTCGACGGTCAACGCTACTTCGTGGTAGCACACCGTAACTCGGTTTTCCGCATCGGCAGCAAGCCAAAACGTACCGGGTTCCAACTGACGCAACACGATACCGCCGGCAGGCGAGTGCTCGTTGACGACTTCTTCCAGGATAGCACAGTCGGTACCGTAAAGCGCCAAATCGCCATAACTGACATGCAGCGAGTTGTAGATACCGGCCGACTGAAATACCTGCCGCATGATGCGCTGGACCATGTCCAAATACTCTTTCACGTCATGCGCGTTACGAAGCTCTTCTGAAGCAGGAACCAGTCGGAACCACGGGCGTGCCGGGCTCGAAATGCCGGCATGCATCCCGGACTGCAGCGTACGCAGCGCGATCGTGCCGGTGCTGTTGATGATCCGATCGTTTACCTTGCTACCGTTGTCGATCCGGTCTTGACCAAAGAACGAGCCACGGCGCGGCAAGAAGTACTCTTGCAGCTCCGCGTAGTGCTCATTGTACGAAGCACGCAGACGCTTGAGCGCATCGGCCAGCGCCGCGGCCTTCGTCTTGTCGTTGGTGACGCTGGTCATCCGATCAACGAACTCAGCGCCGAGCGCAATCGATTATAGATATAGCTGAGCGCTAGTTGATCCGTCACGCTCGTGTCGACCGCCGGTGCGCCAAGAGGCACCGCACCGGTCGAACGCGCTCGCGCCCCGACGGTAGCATCGACGTCACGGCGCGCTTCGGCGCCCACCATGCCGCGATCCGGTTGCTTCTGTTGAGCGATCTTGGGCGGCTTCGGGGGCTTGGGAGTAGATATACCGCACATGTAGTCGTTCACCTCCATGGATCGAACTCGGTTGTGTCGACAACAGGATATGGTGCGCTCAGCGGCGATGACAACTCTTCACGAAGAACAGGGAATGCAAACGTCAGCGCAAGTGCATCTGCCCGATCAGGGCTCGGCAGACCACGCCGCCGCATCTCGACTTTGCTTTCGAGCGCCACTTTGCCATCGAGCCGCGGCAGTATCTCGGGTCCGATAAGATCTTCGATCAAACGCGGATCATTCGGAATGGCGCCACCTGCTCGTAGCCACTCGCGCATGTCACGCCACATCTCGGCCCGCCGGTTCAAGTAACCGGGATCGACCGGTTTACCCGAACCCCAAACCAAGTGCCACCTACGCCCCATGACAGTACCGGCCGAAACGATACCGGTACCGTAACCGGCATCGACGAATACGGCCGAAGCTTTGTGCTGCGTTTCGTACATCGCCAGCTTCTGCGCAACCCATACGTCGTTGTCGTTCTTCGGCATGACATCGAGTATTTCGGCATACAAACCCTGCCGTTTGACGATCACCAGCTCATCGTCACCGGTCCACGCCGGATCGCAAGCCAATACGACGGGCGCGAAGCGGTATTGCTCCGGCCGCAGATGACGGCCGGCCGCCGCTTCGACAAGATCCGTCGGGATGAACTGCATGGTCGACGCACTCGGAAACTGACCACGGACGCGGACACGGAAGAAATCGCTGTCCTCGCCGTAAACGTTCGCCCACTCGGCAAGCAGCTCCTTGTTGGTGCCTTCGACTTCACGCGCATCGATGTGGCCTACGTTCCACATGGAACGATATCGCCGAAAGCACTCGCGGAACCGACCGGTGTTACGCGTCGGGTTACCGAACGCCAGCCAAAGGATGATGGTCTGTTCGTCGGTGAGAGCACCTTCGGCGACTTCCCACACACTGTCGGCAATCGCCGACGCTTCATCCATGATCAACACGATGATCCGGCCGACGTTGTGAAGCCCCGCGAACGCCTCGGTGTTGTGCTCGCTCCAAGGGACGAAATCGACACGCCACCGCTCGCGAAACGACCCGCTGTTACACGCGATGCGGAGCGTCTCGATACTGAACAGATTGCGGCTCACCGACAATCGAAACCACTTCGCGAACTCGGGGCTGGTCTTGGTCCTCAGCTGATTTTCGGTGTTCGCCGTCACGAGCACCCTGGCGCCGGCGTGGCACGTCATCGCCCAGTTGGCGATCATCGCCAACAACGACGATTTGCCGATACCATGACCCGACGCGCGAGCAATCCGCAGCGGTTTGAAACGGGTCTCGGGCGAAGCCAGATGATCGCGGATGATGCCGAGCACTTCGCGCTGCCAGTTGCGCAACGCGGAATTAGCGAGCTCCCCTTCGCCCCATGGGAAAGCCACCTCGGCCCATCCGAGCGGGTCGTAGCGGTAGGCCGCCGCCAACTCGCCGAGGGCTTGGATCGGCGCCTTACGCGGGTTCGGGTTCGAGTTCGAGGTCGACAGCATCGCCAGCCTGACCACGATCCAGCAAACGGCGCCGCCGGCGCTCATGGCGTTCCAGAGCACGCTCCAATGCCGCCGTGTAATCTTCCAGAGACGCCGAGGTCGCACGATAGACGCCGTGATATTGCGCTAGACGGTCGAGAGCTTTCTCTTTGTCGACGAAGTCGATGATGAAGTTACCTTTTTGGTCGTACCGCCAGCCTTTTACCAGCAATCGCCGATCGCGCTCCGGGATCAACTCGTTGAGATCTTCGGGCGACTTGACACCGGCAAACATCCCCGGATCGAACAACGCTTGATGCGCGAGCGCCTGAACAACACTGTCGACGCTCGTAGCCAGCGCCTGATACGGTTGCAATTGAGCGATCCGCGCCAATTGTCTGACGTCGGGTTTGCGCAATATTACTTTGATAGTTTGGTTGCTCAAACCTAATTCACGCGCTATCTGGCCGACCAACAGCCCGCGCAACGACAACGAAAGCACCGAAAAATCGCGCGGCTTCAACCGACGCAACTCGTATTTCTTGGCGAGCTCGCGCAGTTCGTCGGGCTCTACGTCAATTTTCATAGCTGGTCAAAAACATTGGTGGTGTCAGAAAGCCCGTCCGCAGACGCGACCCCGGCCTTGAAAGCAGCGGCGCGAGCCAAACGCGTAGCACGTGCTACTCGGGGCGTCGGATCGGCAATCAGCCGCCGGCCGGCGAGCACAATCGACGTACCGTCCGGCAAAACGGCCGCGTCAGCTCGCACGTCAACGGCCGCGGCAATCAACGCCGCGTCCAGCTTCGCGCGCACGTCAGACGCCCGAGGACCGTCCACGATCACCACCGCAGCGGGCAGCGTGATCGTACCGTCCGCGCGCATCTCCTGCTGCAGCGGGATCACGTGCACCCTGGCGCCCGGCAGCTCGACCGTGCCCGGTTGGGCAACCTCGTGCTCGCCGTCGGGTAGCTCGACCTCGCGCGGCGCCAGCACCTCAACGAGAACCGGCAGAGGCACGGCGGCCTCGCGCAGCACGCGGTGCGGGTCGGGACA